TTGTGGAGGAGCCATTTCAATTTTTTGTCGTTCTTCTTCTGGAATTCCATATTTTTTATCAACATCATCAAACACACCAGAACGTTTTATTATCATTGCGGTATTTGTTAATTCCGCACCAATTGCTCTTTCTAATCTTTGTTGTTGTAAATCAAGTATAACTTCATTATCACTCATACCAAGTATGTTTTTCTTTGCAAATGTGTGAGAAACAGGAAGAACACCTAATTGTGATTGATCTGATGTGGCATCTTTGTATAATAAAATCTTTTCTTTCCATTGTTCTATTTTTAATAAATCAGATTGAGAAGAAGGGTTTGTTAATGAAATGGAAAAATTATTTAATTCATCTTCCATACCTAGTAGATACAGATGAATCAACGCAATTTTATTAAGTTCTTGAATTAACGATTTTTGTATTTTATTAATTGTTCTTGCAAATCGAATATCCATTAAAGCAAGTGTTTTTCCATCTCCAACAATTTCTTCAAACCCAATAAACGCCTTTGGAATACGAAGTGCCGCTAACAATTTTTTTTGTATATACTCAATATCCGCTATTTCTCCCAGATTTTGTGCACCAGGTAATGTATCAATAGGACTGGGCGCATTTGGATCACGAACAGGGATAAAGTAATCTTGATCTACCGCCATTTGATTATATCTCATGTCTACCTGCCCATTTCGTTGATCAACAATCTGATCTCGTTTAAATTTATTAGCGATTCTTTGTACATAGGGTTCAACATCATCGTCATCCATATTGCCGACAAAAACTTTAAAAACCCTTCTTTCGGGTGCCCTTGATGTTCGATAAATTAACATCGCATCTTCTGCCAATAGAAGCTGTTTCCATATTCTTCTGATTTTATCTAACATTGATGTTCCATATGGAAGTTTTCGATCATCACCTAACATTCGAAAATGTGCAATTTCCCACGCTTGAAATTCTAGGTCTTTATTTTTCCACGCAAATCTTAATTCTCTTGTTGGTGCTTCAGAACCAGTGGTCGAAACATTTGGGGTCTTAGACCCACCCTCAACTCTTTCAATTTCAATATTTGGTAATTGTTGACACCCCACAATTCCCTTTTTTGGATCGATTTTTAAATAAACAAAATTATCACCATATTTACACATTCCTCTACACCACATTTGTAAATTAGTATCAACATCCAACACATTATAAAATAAATCTTGTAAAATTCTTGTTATTCTATCAGATTCAGAAAATATGGTTAATATTTTTCCTTTTTCTGATACTGTAGTAGATTCTTCAGAATATATTTCTAGTGCGGCTGAAATTTCAGGGGTAAATTCCATTGATTCATAATCAAAATATGCCGATAATCTGTTTGGTTCATAATAAATCGATTGGTTATATAATGATGTTTCTATTTTTGCCCATTTATCTGTTATATATTGTGATTGTTGTGCCTGTAACAACGCCTTTTCGTAATCTTCTTTACTATCCGTTTTTAACAACTCATCTTTAGTAAATCTCATTACAGGAGACTGGTGTGGTTTTGGTGGTGTTTCAAATCCAAAAATCCGTGTTAATCTTTGAAATACTGTTAAATCTCTATTTGCCATTTTTAGTTTTTTATTGTAATAATATATACTATTTCTTTGTAATAATAAATAATATTGAATTATTGTTTATTTTTTAAATTTCCAAATAACCATGAATATTCTCTATACATTTCTTTTGGTACTGTCATTGGATTATCTTGATGAAATAAACCCTGATCAGTTGTCATTAATCCTATTGAATCAAATGTTGTTCCATATGAATAAAACGATTTTTGAGGATCATATGACCTTTCTGATAATGCCCACGATTCTAGTATCGCTTTATTTTTTGATTCGTTTCGTTGTAATTGACTAAAACATATATCACCCGCATATAATGCCATTGCTAGACTCATAATTGCATCATCATGCATTCCCTTTATATGATCAGGTTTTCCATTAATATAAACAAACGTGTTAATTTCATCCGCTAAGCGACGTGAACGTACAATAAAACCGTGTCTTAATTGTTCTTCAAACGCAGCAACTATTTGTGTTCGTTTATTGTTAAAACTAATTCCGGGGATTTTTTCATTTAATTTTTTATCAAACACCCAAATATCTTTCGTGTTAATTCCTTCAATAAATAAATTTTTATAACCTAGCTCTTGTAATTTTCGGGATGTTGCAATTCCCATACCACCAGTAATGTCAACAATAATAAATGCTTCGTAAAAAATACCCCATTTATATGCAACATTTGCGAGATCATCAGGTGGTATTTTACCAACATATTCCAATACTTGTTCTCTTTCATCAAAATCAATAATATTAATCGATGAAAAATCCTCACTATCACCCCTACTAACATCCACCCCCATTATGTATCTATGACCCTTAATAGGTTCTTTCCATTGCCACATTTGACCCGACATATATCTTTCAACGGGTTCTCGCACCATTGTTTTTATAATATTATCTAAAATATCACTTGGAATAACATTATCTCCTGACCCTAAAAAATCACACTCAATTTCTTGGGCAATTTTTCTCCTATCATATTTAAATTTCTTGGCCATTAATTCATACCACGGTGAAAATGGTTTATAACCCCTTTCCATCATTTCCGTATTTTGTTCAAACGGAACATTACGAATAACAACATCATCATCGTTATATAAATCACGGTTTAACATATAATGAATAATATCTTTTGTATCCACCCAACACAAATCTTTACCATAACGAGGATCATTATACCACGACATTTCAGTTATATGAAAATCATTGAGACCGCTTTTTGCTTGACTGTAAATTGCGTGATAAATTGGATCAAATCCATTTGGTGTTGATATTACAATTACTTTACCTCCCGTTGACAACGCAGCCATACACGCAGCCCAAAAGTCTTCTCCTGCTTCAATATATGCCGCTTCATCAAATATAAGAATGGTTGGAGTATAACCACGTAAAGCATCTTTGGACGTTGCAACCGCTTTAACTTCACATCCATTGTTTAACCTAAAACGACTCTCAGAGTTTTTATCAGGATCAAAACCAACATTTAACCAATCTGGCCATTGTCTTAAATAATCCTTTATTTTAGTTGCCATTTCAATGGCTGTGTCTCTTTTATTGGCAACAATCAAAACCTTTTCGGGTTTTTCACGTTTAGCTGTTTGTAGTATTTTTGAAATCCAAGCCGCTGTTACACTTGTTACACCCGCCTGTCTATATTTATCAACTATATTTTCATTATATGTTTCATAATCACGCACAAGTTGAATTTGTTCAGGAAACAATTCGAATGGGACAGATTTTTTTTGTGTATTATCATATGTCTCCAAATATGTTTTTAAAGCATACGGCGTATCTTTAATTATTCGAGCATATTCCCTTAATTGTTCAATTTTCTGATCCATACATATAAATACAAAAAAAAGCGAATAAAACATTCGCTTCTTTTATAACATTACATAAGTAAATAGAAATCACGTATTATTGTGGCTCAGTCCCTTTTTCACGATTTAGTTTATCCAAATATCTATTAATAGATTCCTCATCATTTAAATCTAGATCACCAATAAATTCTTCGACATCTTCATCTGGTGTTGAATTGGTAATTGAATCCAATTGGTTTTGAAAATCATCAATGGTTTCGTTAGTATCATCACCATTAATCATCTGTTCAATGCCTTGAAGTAATTCTCTAAGTAACTGTTTTCCTCTTTCTGTTTTTCCTAAAACTTCTTTCATTAAAACTAAAAAGTTTTTCGCGGGCAATCTAAATATAGCCGTTATTAAATAATTGGATAATTCGGCATTGTTTTCTTCTAGTAATTTTTCTGGAAACTGTGATCTCATTCTATCCCAAATAGCCGGGCCTAATCTTAAATCCCACATTTCTTTTTCTAATGTGTCTTCAGATTCCTCAATATCTTCAAACCCTTCTTCACCTGGCGGTCTTCCATGTATTGCAAACAATTCCATTGTTCCTTTAATGAGTTCATGAACCAAAACAGGAAAATTAATTCCACGAGCAACAACTGTTGGTGGGTCTGTCTCTCGTTTTACACTTTCTTTTCCTGCAACCATATTTGATGAACCAGCCATTTGAATCATGTCGTCACTCATTTGCCAATACATTCCATCATTGACAGACATCATAATTCCGTATAAATTAATCAAAGTATTTGATCCGGTAATTTCTTGAAGTTCAGGTTCAACATAATGGTACATGTAA